TAATGCTAATACACCAAGATATTCACCTGCATAGTCAACGATAGCTGCCTTAATTGCTGCCTTATCTTTCTCTAACAGATTATCAGGTAACATCACCACTTCATCAGACACAATATAATCAGCCAAAGAAATTACTATTTTGCCATATTCAGTACTGTTTAATATTGGGTTAGATTTAATTGTTTCATATAATTCAGCAGCCGGAATGTTGTGATCTACGATCCCTATTTGCGAGGGTTTTACTAGTATGCTTTCTTTACCTGCACTTTCTCCCTTCTTTCCTGATTGGGCGGCACCACCGAATTCCGTAGTCTTGGCTAAATTACTTAGCTTAATATCGGGAGTAGCACTTCCGGGAATTAGTTTAGCTGTTGCCCTGGTTGGATCGCCTGTCCTAGCAAAAAATTCATTATTGGCATATAAAGCCATAAATCGTTCCGCTTCGCTAGGATCTATCACTACCTTTTTACCAGACACGGTAATAAAAGGGGATTTGGTTTTTATCTTCTCAATAAAGGTGGCCCAGCGTTGGGCCCTGCCCTTAAATTCATTAGGTGATAGATTTGACGCTTCTGAAATAGTTTGTAATATATCGATTAGATCGCGCATAACTAGTATTTATCGCGGACTAGCACTTAGAGAAATCTTGGTACGAGAACCAGTTTGCCCTGCTTAACCCAACTCTTAATGGTATCCCGTAACGCGCTAGTTTTTTCTTGTATTTGAAGAAACTAGGACCATGACTTAGAACTGTGGGTAGCCCCCGTTTAAGCCTGCGTACACTGTAAATATCCCATTGATATTGGTGGCACATTTCATGTGCTAGCATTGTGATTAGCCATTGTTTGCAATACCACTTGTCTGAGACCCGGAGTACACAGTTTGATTTGGTTGTCTCATTTAGGTCAAAGTCAGTTCCCACACAGAATCCCCAATATTCTCTGCAATTGCTAACTACTTCAAATTTGGGAATAGGAAGCTTAGAATTGAAAATTTCCCTGTTCAATACTTTAAATAGGGTCAAAACTTCTTTGGGGGTAGTTCTATACAACATTCTACGCTGATAGCTAATGCTTGGCAGGTCTTCCTTCATTAACCTGCCGAGTTTGCTTGATCTGGACATAGTCTTGTATTTATCATATTCAGGAAAAAGTATCTTTGAAGAAATTATAGTAAATACATATGAAGGGCTTATAGGAGACCCGCAATGATGGAATACATTATATTAGCACTTATTTTAGTAATATCGGTCGGATTAGTGTGGTTATTCGCTTGGCCGAAGACCAAGGAAACCCCAAAATCCGTTCCACCAATCGCCCCATATAAATTGGATATTGATTTATTTTCCGAATTATCGGATAGTAAGCCAAAATTCGATCCAGATGCGACTCCGGTACCACCAATAAGTCGAAAGTTGCTCCGGGATCCGGATATTACTACCCCCACTATCAAATTTAAACCAACCTCTAAAAAAATAACCCGTGGATCAAAAAAATCTGGATCCTGGAAATCGACAGCAAGAGCGCATCCTAGAAAACCTAAGGGTTTAAAGTAAGTAATGAAAATCGGATTTGATCTTATTAGCGACCTATATCTTTCTCCCGGAGACCGGATAAACTGGGAAGGAAAAGCAACCAGCCTATACTGTCTTATTGCAGGTAATATCAGTTATGATCTACGAACAATCAGCAATGCCCTATTGACATTATCTCAACATTATCAAGGAATATTCTATACGTTAGGATCATTAGAATTTCAAGAGGCAGTTGATATTCCAAATAGGATGTATGAATTGTCATTGATTTGTAAAAGGACGAAAAACGTAATATTACTGCAACAACAGGTTGTTATTATAGACGGAATAGCATTAATTGGATGTAATGGGTGGAGTGGAAATACTGCTCCGGCTGATAAGGTTACTGAAGGAAAGATTGAAGCCAGCCGTCATGATGATATCGTCTATCTAAAAACATCGATAGAAAAACTTCAAAAACACATTGATGTTACTAGGATACTAGTACTCACAAATTCTGTTCCTGGAAAGGAGCTGTATTTCGGAGAGATCCCTAAGGTGATTAACTACAAACCGGAATTAGCACTTACACACATGCTAGATGTGGATTCAGAAGCTAAAATATCTCATTGGGCATACGGGACTTACGAGAAATCGGTTGATACAAACATCAACGGAGTTAACTATGTTACTAATCCGTCGTTCGACAAAAATCCGTATTGGCCCAAACGAGTTGATGTTGAGGTGTGATTAAGCAGGTTCTGCTTCGACTTTGATCTGCAACGGGAAACCCTGTGCCCTTGCATCCAATGTTACTTCTATTCCCTTTTGTTCTGCTATTTCGTATGGGAGGATTGCTACTACTGCACTTCCTGATTCATGAATATTTTTAGTGATACCTATAGCAGTATCAGCGTTATAATCAAAATATTCAACCAACGATCCTATTACAAAATTCATCGGAGTAACCTGATCATTAATATAAATAATCTTAAATAATGGAGGTTCTTTTAAAGAAAGATTGGGTTTGATTTTAGTTTTGGTATCTGACTTGATTTCTGGTGTAGACATTTGTTACCTCTTTAAGATCGTATCCCAGGGTGCTATAGCACCCCGGGAGTTACATTACTATTTATATGTAATTTCTATTTTCTTAGGCTTTTTATCTTCAGGAATAACTCGTTTCAAGTTAATACTTAAGATGCCTAAATCTAAATGTGCACCGGTGATTTCAACATCATCGGCCAATCTAAATTCTCTGCGAAATTTTCTGGTTCCAATGCCCTTGTATAGATAATTAGCTGAATCTTCTAGTGCTTGGGATCCTTCTACCGCCAAAATGTTTCGGTCTTTGGTGATTTCCAAATCCTCATATCCAAATCCAGCAACAGCAAGACTGATGGTAAACTCATCGTCAGTATGTCCTACAATGTTATATGGTGGATAATTTGTGGCTACTTGTTGATTGCTAACCCTCAATAGTTCATCAAACATTGGTTCAAAACCAATTCCAAATCTGTGAAGTTGGGGTATATCGTTTGCCCGTAGTGATAAAGTGCGTGTCATGTTATTTCTCCTTTAGTAAGCGAATAATGACGTTAAATGAAACCCGACCAATTCGGCATCTCATCATGTATTTATTATAACTAATTTTCGCAAAGAAATATACTATTTAGGGCATCAAAACTTAGAAAAGTTCTTGACAGGATTTGGGAGTAATTACCAATTCTTTGTTGATTTCTAATTTTTTCATCTTGTATTTTTGGTATGTTTTAATATGAAACATATGTGGAAGTAATGTGTTTTCTAACACCGAATGTAGGCCCCTAGCACCAATTTTTAATCTGAAACAGATATCAACAACTTCAGCCAGGGCTTCATCATTAAAGGTCAATTCTATACCGTCCAAAGAAAATAGATATTGGTATTGAGTAATATAATTATTCTTAATTTCGGTTAATACTCGGAGCAATTCTTCTTTTTTCAAATCGAGTAATCCAACTGTAGTGGTGAAACGACCAATAAATTCAGGAATCATTCCAAATTTCATCAGATCATCCGGCTGAACGTCGGCTATGGGTGATTTGTTAAAACCTACGGAATCTCCACTGAGTACTGCGCCGAAGCCCATAGTCGTACCTTTTGTACGTGATCGAATTATATCTTCAAGCCCCACAAATGCTCCACCTGCAATGAACAGAATATCCTTAGTATTAATTTCAATCATTTCACCTTTTGGATGCTTCCGACCACCTGCCGACGGAATACGGCAAATAGTGCCCTCAACAAGCTTAAGCAATGCCTGTTGAACTCCTTCTCCGGACACATCCCGTGTAATACTCGTACTTTCACTTCGCCGTGCTATTTTATCAATTTCATCAATAAAGATGATACCACGTTCTGCTACTTTGGGATCGCCACCTGCTGCATTGAGAAGCATCGTAATCATGCTCTCGACATCATCTCCCACATAGCCTGCTTCGGTAAGGCTTGTAGCATCAGCTACGACAAACGGCACGCTCAAGTATTTTGCAACGGTCTTAGCTAAAAGGGTTTTACCGGTCCCTGTAGGACCGATTAAAAGAATATTTCCTTTTTGCATATCCAAATCTTTTGGAGGATATGTGATACGTTTGTAGTGATTGGCTATTGCTACGCTCAATATCATTTTTGCAGATGTTTGACCAACAACATGAGTATCTAGGTAATCATTAATAACGGCAGCATCAATCCGATCATTATTTTTCTCAGTCTCAACAATAGTAGAGAGTGCAGTATCATCGAGAATTAACTGAGTACACAGTTCTATGCATTCGCTGCATATGGCTACGTCTTCTCCCACTATTAATTTTTTGACAGCATCCTTGTGATTACCACAAAAGGAGCATCGACTAAGCTTCGCGTCATGAGTCATAAGTTTATTTAGTTAGTTAGGATTGATGAGTTTTCAAATACTTCTCTATTCTACTCTTTTCGTGGTCAGAAAGCAAGTCCACGTTATACTCTCCGGCATCGATCTTAGTGATTAAGTATTGGATATAATCATCATGCAGTTCTGGAGTCGTTTCAGTTTTAACCAATTCGATCCATCTCATTCCATCAAACTTATAAACTTTATTTGGAAG